TACCCAATTTTTCTGAATCTAAAAAGCGCCTGCGGGTGGTTTTGGTGGTGTATTAACATATTGAAAATAAAGGTTTTTTATTTTCATGTGTCCAGATAACGTCCATCTTTGAAACAAAAAGCCCGCAGTTTTTACGCTGCGGGCTTTGTTTTTCTTTGTGACTTTTGTGTGAGGGTGCGACTTTCGACCGAACCTTTGGCAACCGGATAGCGGGGGCTTTCACCCCCGCTGCGGTTTCTTACGGTTTACACTGCAAGAACGCCGCAAATTCTGACCACATGATGTTAAGTCTGAACTCACACGGAGAACGGTGTATCATCCAGACGGTCAACAACATGGTTAAGCATAAAATGCTCACGATGATCGTTTTTTGCGGCATAGCGCTTGACTCCTTTTACAGGGAGGCGCTAACCTTCCACTTGTCTAGGGTAGGAAGGGTTAGGCCTCGGGTTAAACAAATGTTTTACTCGGGGCCTTTCCACATCCGGCCTTCAGGTATTCCTTCCAGCCGTCAGCCGAAAGGCACCCGCATGTAATTTACTGATTTCCCTTTGTGTGCGCAATGCTCAGTATTGAAGCTGTTGAGGGGAGACGGCAAAAAAAAGCCCGCATATTGCGGGCAATGAAGTCAGTACGCTAACCCAAAAGGGTGCCATATCAGCCGAACCCGGCAACCGGATAGCGGGGGGCTTTCACCCCCGCTGCGGTTTCTTACTGTTTACACTGCAAGAACGCCGCAAATTCTGACCACATGATGTTAAGCCTGAACTCACACGGTGACTTGTGTATCATCCAGACAATCATCAAAATAGTTATGCATAAAATGCTCACTATGATCGTTTTTTGCGGCATAGCGCTTGCTCCTTTTTCAAAGAGGCGCTAACCTTCCACTTGCTAGGTAGATGGTCAGGGCCTCGGGTTAAACAAATGTTTGACTCGGGGCCTTTCCTCATCCGGCCTTCAGGTATTCCTTCCAGCCGTCAGCCGAAAGGCACCCGCGCGTAATTTACCTTTTACGTCCGTTACGTGCAACGGATGACGTGGCTGTTTTTCCTTCCCCTTCGCCATCCTTTTTCGGAGCAGTTGTGCAAAAGTGTGCAAAAGTGATTTTTGCTGCCACTCCCCGCCAGGCCGCGCCAGTTCTGGCTTTCCAGATTTTTTCGTTTTCGTCGTCGGATCCTTTTTCAGATCTTCGATCGTGACGTAATTTTAAAAATCTCTTGTTATTCAGTGCATTAAAATTTTTCGGGATCCTCAGAAAGCCGGAGTTTTTGCACACTTTTGCAAAACCTTGCACAAAGTGCAAAACCATTCAGAAGGGAAAACCTCAGTAATGGCGCGCCCTGGAGGGGTGTTTTGCACCCCTTTCGATTTGCAAAATTTATCGTACACAAATACCGGAGGCGTGTGCGGGGTAGCGCCGATTACGTCACTTTACGCGTTACGTCGCCCCCGAAAATTTCCTGCCATTTGCGGCGATTTTGGGGCGCAGAAATCGTTTTCTGATGTCAGGGGATCGAATCGGGCTGTCGGGGTTATCTCTTCGTTACGTGGCGTTACGTGACGTTTTACGCGGGGATTACGTGGGGCGTTTCGTCCATCTTTTTTTCTGCTGCGGGCGGTTTTTTCGTGGTGGGTGATGTCCGGTGATGAATATTTTTTATTGTCGGGGGAATAAAAAAGGCCACATTGCGCGGCCTGTTAAAGTGAATGATTATTCGATTATTGGTGAATATTTATTTTTAAGCTGGCGGCACTCCTGAGCGACCTGGCTGAACTGTGCGGCCTGCGGAGACGTGCCCGTTTTGGGGTGGGTATGTGATGCTGTAATATCTGCCAGCTCTTCCACCACATCGGCAAGGTCCGTCAGCATGGTCAGTACATTAATGCCCTCGTTTCCCAGCTTCACCGTATCGCCAACCAGCTTCTGCGCCAGCGCAATACTGTGACGGACGCCCTTAATCTTTTCGGTAAGGCTGCCGCCCACGGTGTCCAGTGTGTCGCCTTCCACGTCGCGCTCACAGGTACCGGCAACCACCATCATGTGCCCGCCCGTGCTGATGCTGTAGTTCTCTTCAGTGATATGGGTGACCGCGCCAGCCTGAAGCGTGGATACGCCCAGGACGGTGGTTGTGTCGGTTGCCTGTATGGTGGTCTCCCGGCTGGTCAGGCTCCGCATTTCCTCGTCTGCGCTCACCACGCGCTCGCGTGATCTCTCCTGTATCCGCTGGTCTGTCTGGCGCTCCCAGTCTCCGGCGACCGTCACGCGCTGCGATACGCCGTCGCGCTGTTGCTGCAACTGCTCGCCCGGCTTCACGTCGGGCAGATTGTGGCCCTCTGCCATTATCTGGCGGATGAAGGGCTTATCCGCCCGGCCTTCCACAAATCCCACTTCCACCAGGGTTCCGGGTGGCGGGAACTGGAACATGCCGGACTCACTGCCCGCCATGGGAACGGGGAGGGGAACGGCGTTATAAACGGGCGTATCCGCTGCCGGGTTGCCGTTCTCGTCAAGCAGCTGGAGATTCACCGCGTAGCGGGGTCTGAACGGGTCGGCAATATTGCCCGCGCTGACGGCTTCGGTCGGCGCCTCAACACGTGCCAGTTTGGGCAGGTGAAGCCCTGATGCCAGTTCAGGGAAGGCCTTTTCAGCCTGGCGACGGAAAGGGGACTTCTGGAGGGGGGCGCCGGTGGCTTTATTGCGTGGTGTCCACGTGATGGTCATGTTGTCATCTTCCAGCATGACCATCGTCAGGCGCTGACCGTTCACCTCCACACCCGGTCGCAGCGTCTGAATCATCGGGAGGGTCATACTGTGCCCGCCCGTTGATGCCTGGCTGAACTCGTGCGGGATGGTGACGGGGCGACCGGAAAACATCCCCTGCGCGGCAGCAGCGGCCATAATGCCGCCGTCCGGTAACGGATGCCAGATGTAATCCGGTACGGAGAAAATACGCCCCAGACTGGCCAGCAGTTCGTAGCCCGTGCCGCTGTGCGTGAAATGCGGAACGGGCCTGTCAGTGTAAGCCGCGTTGTCCGGCAGGATGATTTCCAGCCCGCTGGTCTCACTCAGCCACTGTGTGACCGTGCGCATTGTCGGGTGCTGAAATGAACAGGGGAAGGGGTGATCAAGGATCCCCGCCATTTCACGAATCAGAAGCCGTACCGAACCGTTTTCAGCGGGCTGGCTGCGTTCAACGTATCCGGTAAACCAGCGCACCAGGTCGTTTCCGTAGCCGATATCGAGACGAACGGGGCGCCCGGTGTAGTTCTGCTCTGTTCTGGCCGTGATAAATCCGCGTCCGCACGCGTTCAGCTCAAGCATGACGGAACAACTGACCAGCTGAATGGTGTCGTTACCCAGTAACAGACGTTTAGTGGGGTTCATGGTTACTCCAGCGCATCATTGACGGGTTTGAGGACCTTTTCTTCGAACCAGGTCATTTTCTCCGGTGTTTCGTCGGCCACGGTCCCGCCTTTTGCGCCGGGCGTCTGCGGCGTCTGTTTACGGCTGCTGCCGGGGGTGGCGCGTGCCTGGCGTTTTTCCGGTACGCTTCGTCTTTCGCGTAATGTGAAGCTGACCTGCCAGGCGAGGCGGTCGGTCTGTTGCTGTGCGTCTATCTGCCCGGAAAATGTCCCTTCACGAAAGTTAATGGCGGCAGCGGTGGCGTTTGCGATACGGTAAACTTTCAGGGCACCGTCCCCGGTGGTGGCAGAGGCCAGCTGGAAAATGCGCTGAAGGGCCCGCTCATTGTCAAAGGTGATCATCCCGGTTACGCGAAGCTCTTTGGCCTTGATGCCCTGCTCGGCGTTCGCGGTGCTCGATGTCTGGCCGGACTGGTCCTTTTCCTGGAACTGCATCGAGGGTGAAATCACCATGTTCTGCATGAAAATACCCTCACCATCAAGGGCGAGCAGTGCGGTCTGGCTCATGGATCATTTTCCCCAGTTCAGTTAATGAGTCTGCCGCCAGGAGTGCGGCCACGGTATGTACGGCGGTCGGAGCCGGGATATCCTTCACCATGGCCGCCGCTGCGGCGCGGTGATACCCCCGGTACTGAAATACCCAGGCCTGCGCCTTCTGTTCTGCCAGTGTTCTGATCCCCTCTTCCAGTCCGGCAAGTGCGCCAGCCCGTCTGCTGATAAAGCGGCTTATCTGGCTGCGAAGCCCTGCGGCATCCGGGCGTTGTGCTGCCAGCTGCCTGGCCTGTGCTGCACGGGCGGCGCTGACTGCGTTGCGCATTGTGGCAACGGAAAGATGCACAGGTGCGGGCAGGGTGTCGGTGGTGATCGGGATTTGCATTTTGTCAGTGCTCAGACTGGCGGCAGCCTGTGCCATGCGCTGTGCCTGCGTGAATACCGGCACGGGCAGAACGGCGGTCAGTGCCGCCATTGACTGTATAAAAAGATCGTGGGTGTTTTCGGCAATCATGATAATGGTCACGTCGCCGGATGCACGGCTTCCGGCCATTTTCCCGGCCAGCCAGTTTATGGCGTTCGGAGGGCTTAAATATACCCCCGATTCTTCATATCGTCCCAGCCCGTAAGTCCACGGTGTGACGGGGATGACGGAACAGCTCAGCGGGGGCATGTCAGCGCTGACGCTGATTGTTTTTCTTGTCCACGTCATGGTGCCTCCGGTCAGCCTGCGTGATGATCCGGCGAAGGGGATTCAGGCCAGACAATATCCGGCGCGTTGCCCGTGTCTGTCCGGCTCAGTAATACCCGGTATTTTTTCCACAGGGGAAGCAGGGCGCTTTCATCGTCGGTCGCCATATTTAAATCCACGGCATCCTGAAGGATGTTTATTGTATTTGTTGCCTCCTGTATTAATTTCCGTTTTTTATTCTCTGCCTCGCTTACCCGGTAAGCCTGTTCTGCCGCTTCATCCTTAACCCATGATGAACCGTCCCAGCGGCAGAACTCCCCGTCCGGTTTTATCATGGTCACGTTTTCCGGTAACGGGCCCGGCTCAGTAATCAGTAAGGCGCTTCCCGACTCCAGACGCCAGACGGTTTTACCCCGGTGATCTTCCATGAGGTGCCAGGTGTTTTCATCCTCATCAAAGATAGCCACGTGTCCTTCAGGAATGTCAGGCGGGGCAATGTCCGTTGAGTGCGCAGGCAGTCCGGTATGCGGAGGGATCCATGCATCGCCTTCGCCGATAAATTCATTTGTTCCGGCTGACAGGTTGTAGATTTTAATTGTCTGCGGGTGTTCGCTCATTTTAAAGGTCATTATGCAAGCCTCACGATGTAGTTAAATGCGATGTTTTTAACGGTGTTTTCGGCATTACCGGTGGGGTTAATGGTCAGGCCGTGACCATGTGAACCCAGTGCGATCGTGTGGGCGTGTTCGCCAATGGCTACCGAATGTGTGTGCCCCGGAAGGTTTACTGTCAGGTTTGCTCCGGAACCCGGTCCGTATGCGGTCCAGTCGCCGCTGCCTTCCGGTGACGCGGTGGCGGTTCTCAGTGCTATGTTTGCAGAGCCTGAACCCGCGCTTCCTGTTGTTTTTGTGCCGTAATTGAAGGATGAGGTCGTTTTCGTGCCAAGGTTAGTGTTTGAGACGCTCCCCCCGTGGGTGTGGGATTTGATACCGTCCTGCTCCTGTGACAATACCGCACGACCGCTGGCGGGTTTCCCCTTGATTGTCCAGCCGCGCATATCCGGGATGCGACCGTTCGGATAGGCTTTTGCCAGCAGGGGGTATTGCGCTTTATCGAATGTCTGCCCCACCATGATGGCGTAACCGTCAGGCGGGGTGTCTGACGGCCACGGAAAAGGAATACCAGCCGGTAATGCCTCAGTTGCAGGCAGTGCGCCGATGTCCTGTGGTGTGGGTTTGTTTTTATCCGTGTAAGTGCGGTACCAGATGGGTTTTCTTCCCCGATCCAGTATCACCCCGGTAAATTGTGCCCGGTGTTCTTTTGTGGTCGGATCTGAATCTTCCAGCCCGGTGGTGATCCTGACTATTCCGCCGATGAGTTCGCCAAACACTTCAATCAGGCAGCCACCCAGGCAGATATCGCCATACCCCGTGTCAGTAAGCACGCTGTGCTGTGACAGTGAAATATTGGCCCTTAATACCCAGCTCCCCGTTCTGAATGCACCGCGCTCATTCAGCCATTCCACGAACTGTTCTGTTGTCCAGCGTTGCCCTGCTTTACCCACGTATCCGTCAGCATCATAAACCCGGGGAGCACCGATGTTGATAATAAACAATTCCTTGTTGGGGATGTCCTCACCATTGCGGTTTTTCGCAAGCCGACCATCGGCGTTGTCCATGGCGATCTTTATAGCCTTTGGCGTGGCTGCCTGTGTCTCTGATGTACTGGTGGTGGCGCTGCTTAACTGTGTGAATCCCTTTTCTTTCAGTGTTGCGTCCGGGTGGTTGCGTGACTTCTCGTGTTTTTTCAGAGCGTCCAGACTGCGGCGCTCCTCCGGGGTTCCTGTGGGACGAAGGTCGGTTACAGTGCCTTCTGCGTTGATGTCCGCAAGGGCTGTGACATAATGCTGAATACCGTTTTCCTGGTAATCTTTCAGCGAATCGGTCACCGTGATTTTGTGCTGAACCTCCCATTCACTGGTGAGCGTGCCGGTCCAGCATACATCCAGCCAGAGGCGGGCTGGACGGCGGGGGATACTGACGGGCTGGCTGACTGCCAGTTCGGCGCGTAAGCCCTGTACGTAGCCGTAACCCTTATTCACCGTGTAGGTGTTGCCGCTTCTGGTGATCAGCCAGCCGTCACCGAAGAATGCAGCGTTACCGTAAATATCGATGTTTTCGCGGCGCTGGCGTTCGTCCATGGATGCCAGGCGTGCCGTGAAGTCTATCTGCCAGGTCTGCGCCGGGGTGGTGATACCTGTGGCTTCCTTCGCACCGCTGTACTCCATGAGCATGGAACGGACCAGCACATTACCTTCGTTACCGTTGTGGGTTCTGATTTTTTTCTGTGTGGGGGCGTGAACAATCATGGCCAGCGTGCTGGTTGCTTTGCTGACCAGTCCCACCCAGTTAAATTCAAAATCACCCAGCTCTGCCCCCAGGGTGACCGAATAAACCACGGCATTCTCATTCACCACGCCGGTTTTACCAACGGCCTGGCGGTGAACAATCTGATCTTCAGGCGGCAGGATTTCGTCGGGGGATACCGGTGTTTCCGGGTTGAGGTCCGGGACGTTTGCAAAAATAAACTCATCCAGCACGACGGGGGTGCCTTCCGCCGCCTGCTGTGCCTTGAGCCGGATAAAGGCGCTGGTAATTACAGATTTCGCCATAAAGTCATACTCCTTCAGTCATTCACTCTGCCCTGGCCGTCCAGCAGATATACTCCCCTTCGTATGCGCCATAATGGATGATGAAGGGGTTGAGGGTTTCCACTTCAAAACGGTAACGGCGGCATGTCCTGCCATATTTGCGGATGATCTCCAGAAGAAGATCGCTGTTGTCGGCTATCTGGCTGTCTGTCACCCGCACCAGGATCACATCCCAGTCCACGCCGGGCTGGCGCTCGAGTAACTCCACGTAGCCGATGCCCAGCCGTTCAAAAATGGCGATAAAGCCCGCCACCTCGCCAGCCTCCTGTGCATTGATGAAGGCGTAACTGATGCGGCGGCGGTAGATCTCCGTGGGTTCCCCTTTAAAGCGGGTGATGTCCCGCTCCCATGCCAGCAAATCAAGTACAGGCTCTGCACATGTCATAGGGTCAAACTGACGTTGCGGCCAGGTGATCCATTCCCATACGCGGGACCAGAACGCCTGTGCGGCCCGCAGTAGTTTGTCGGGTTCCCCCCTGTCCATCCACGAGGGCAGTTTCAACGAGCGAAGCTGTTGCAAAAAATCACTCAATGACCACCTCCACACTCAGGGATTCGAGCCGTGGCACGGCCAGATCGCTGATGATGTCCTCCAGTGAAAACTGAACCGATGCCACCACCGGGAAGGTCTGATGAATTTCCTTGCCCAGCGTGGAAAACGAAAAGCGCGAATAGGGCCAGACTTTTTTCACATTAAAGCGGGCGTTCTCCCGAAAAGCGCAGCGTATCAGGTCGCTGATATCCTGTTTCAGCCCGTCCACGCCGTCAGGTGGCAGGGTGGTTGTGCTTCTGACGTACACGGTGACGTCCAGAGTGTGGCTCGTCTCCGGCATGGCAAAACACTGTAAATCATCCCCGTGTCCGTGATGGCCCTCCTCGCTGATGTAACGGTTTACGGCCTCAATGAAAGGGGCGGATGCCTCGCCGCTGTCCAGCAAGAGGTAGGCGTTGGCTGTTCCCGGTCCTCTCGGAGCGTCGTGTTTAAAGTAGATCCGGTCGATGCTCAGGCCTGCCACGCTGGCGATAAGTCCCCGGTAGACGGCGTCCGTGTGGTAACTGCTCACGAGGTTAAACTGGTTGCGTATTCTGTCGCGCAGTTCGTCGTCGCTTTCCTCATCGGCACCCGGTACGGTCAGCCAGTCTTCCCGGTTCACCACGGATGCAATGCCGGGAATGGCAACGGGAAGGATACGGAAGTACCCCGGCGCGAGGTTGTGCCCGCTGCCTTCGGTGGTGGCTTCCACGGGAACGGATGCGCCGCTTTTACCGCTGCTGATAAGCGTTTCTTCCGTGACGGTCATGCTGTATATCACGCCGTTAATTCTGGAGGTCTGGACGATGGTGCCTTCGGGGATGAGGACGTCATCATTTGCCCTGGTTTTGGCAAACCAGATCACGCCACTGGCCTTACTGGCCGGTTTTGGGGTGATGTTGACGTCGTGCGCATGAAGCAGAAGAAGTGACCGGTCAGCCGTGGCGACAAACATACCGGGCAGCACAACGTCAACCAGCGCATCACGCAGCCACTGAACGGGTCGTATGACAATGGTCAGAATGAGCCGCCAGAAGGGACTCATGGGCGAGGTGTTGGTGATGAGTCCGGTTTTCTGTACATCCTCATGAAAGAGGGTGGCGATCTCTTCTTCTGTTTCCGGCATACCGCTTTCACGGAATACCTGATTAAAATCAACGTCCGGTTTCCCTTTCATAGTTCACCCTGGTGTTTATGCGTCCAAAATCCTGTGTCTCTGCCGTCACATGCAGCCTGCCCGGTGCCTCTTCGTTAATGAACACCGTCCCCGGAACCAGCCGTTCATCATCCTCAACCAGGAGGATAAGCCGGGTAATGATGTCGCTGCGCAGCGTCGGGCTGCGTTCGCCGATAAGCAGGGCGGCGATCCCGCTTTCGATAATGCTGTGCACCACGTCCTGGCCGATGCTGACCCGGTTATCACATCGCTGTGGCTCGTTGCCGCTGTTCAGCGTAAAACTGCCGTCAGTGATAAGCAGGTCGATGTAAAGCGATGGCGTGTTCATCCCGCGTAAAGCTCCGTCCATTCATCCAGTTGCCCCGGCGTCATCGGGTTCTGCGTGTTGATTGTCAGATTGCCGAACGTCCGGCTGTTGTCGATACGGGTTGAGGTGTCCGTGCGTATCTGGTTGCGTATGCCTCCGGGTGGCAGCTCTGCGCTGATGCGGTTGCCTGCCAGTACCGGGACGGCGGTTTCTGCAATCTGCGGAGGTACGGTGCTGCCTGTTGCGCCCCGCGTCATGGTGTTCACCTGCTCCGTGGGCTTCATGTCGATACTGATACCGGGGATTTTGTTCAGCTTTTCCGCAAGCCAGTTCCACGTCCGGTTAAACGAGTTTTTAATGACGTTCCATAAGTCCCCGAAGACGTTACCGATGATCCCCGCCATTTTCCGGAAGGATTCGACCGGGGCAGTCGGGTCAAATGCAGCCACCACGTCCTGCCACCCTCTGATGACGATGGCGAAGATGTCGACCAGGGTTCTGATCACGCTGATAACCACCTCCAGCGCGGGGGATATCAGGCTTACCGCTGCGGCCACCACGCGACCGCATGTTTCCCCGGCACGGGTGACGCTGTTCATCTGTCCCGTGGTCAGCTGTACCGGTGCAAACAGATCGGAGAAGGCACTGAACAGTGTTTTTATGCCCTGCCATACCGGGGTCAGCGCACGGGCAATGTCGCCGAACGCGGCAGTCACCGGGCTCATGGCGTCCAGTGCGCTGGTAAAACCATCAATAAAGCCGCGAATAAAGGCTTTGACGGGCTGCCAGAACTTAATGGCCACCACCACCAGTGCGGCGATGGCGGCGGCAACCAGGAGGACCGGGGCGCTCATGGTCAGAAACGACACGCCCGCCAGACGCGCGGCAAGACTGGTGGCAATGATGACGCTGCGTACTTTTGTGAGTGCGAGCGTGTACAGACCCCAGGCTGCCCTGGCGCCCTTTATGATGGCCTTATGGCCTTCCATGATGAAGCTGAACACACCCAGCACGATGTTCGTGACCGCACCGGCTGCGCCCAGCGCCAGCATGGTCAGCGTGATGTAACCCAGCCAGCGGGCGATGTTCGGGAACATGTTCAGCCAGCGCACGAACGTCGCGCCGATATCGGCAAAACGGCCAGCCAGTGGTGCGAGAATGGGGTAGAGGGCGTTACCGATGGCGGCCCGGATGTTGTAGAAGGAGGCCACAAGGCGGTCCCACGGGTCGGTCATGGCTTCCGCCATTTCCGTGGCACGCTTCATGCCGTCATTACGCCCCAGCGCTGATATGCTCCGGTTAAGCATTTCCTGCTGTCCCCAGAGTTTTTTAATCACGTCCGCGCCACTGCCGAAGGCGTCATCCAGCGCCTGTTGTGCCGCCACGTTACCCTCAATGTTCCTGCCGAACCTCGCCTGCAGACGGTCGAGGATGTCACCCATGGGTAAAATCTTCCCGGTGGCATCGACGAAACTCATCCCCATTTTTTGTGCGGCAGCGGGGGCACTGCGCAGGAACTCCTCATAGATGCCTGATGCCTCGGTACCCATGGTCCGTGACAGGGTGCCCAGTATGGCAAACTGCTCTGCCATGCTGACGCCAAAATCCGCGCCCGCGTTTTTGGTGCCCTCAATAAGCTCCTGCATGGTGCTCATTTCCACGCCGAACTGCTGAACCATCCACGCGGTTTTACCTGCCAGATCTTCAGCAAACCCCACGGCACCCATGGCAGAAAACTCACTGCGGAAACGGGCACCCATGGCGGCAAGGTAGCCGCTCGCCTCTTCGCTGCTGACGCGGGCAGCCACGGCCAGGGTGCTGGTTGCTGCCGTCACACGGGGTAAATCCCCGTCGCTCAGTCCGTCCAGTGCGCCGCGAATATGCCATGCGGAACGGATGATCTCCGTGGAAGACTGACCGAATGCGGTCCCCAGTTTCATGGCCTGCGTGGTGAGGGCGGTCAGCGCCTGCGCCCCGACGCCTTTGGCCTCAAGCTCGCCCAGCGCCTTCTGCATCTCCCACGCCGGATCCATCGCGGCGCGGATACCTTCAGCCACGCCCCACAGTCCGGCCACACCCACACCGATACGCGCGAACGCGCCCTGCGAGCGTTCGGCGAATCCCGTCACGGATTCCTGAACCTGCCGCAGCGGGCGGGTAAGCTGGTCTGTCAGATTGATAATGAAATCCAGCTGGCTGGCCATGTCACCTTCCGTTAAATGCGATCGCTATACCTTCAGCGGTCTTGTTGGCGCGGGTACGGGCAAAATATTCATCCAGCCAGATGGCCCGGGCGATGCTCTCTTCGTCGTCCGGCTCTCCGGGGAGGTAGTGACGCCGCAATGCCAGATACTGCTCAAGGGGATTGCGGCGGATGCTTTCGACCCGCGCGGTCAGTTTTTTAACTCAATCTCCAGTTTCGGGGAGTAAACCTCGTTAATCTTCTCGACGATCTGCATCTCACAGCCCGGATAACGCGCAATCAGGTCAGCCAGTGCGTCGCGGCTGGCAGGCGTCACGATGCGGTTAAGATAGGTGCTCATCGGCGCCACCTTGTTGGTCATCGTGATTTCGTTGATGAGGTTGTTAAATGCCGTCTTGTTCGGTTCAAAGCTCAGGGTTACGCCCGCAACGGACAGGATGATGGTGCCGGTGTTCTTCGTGGTCATTGTAGTTTCTCCGTGTTTCGTATGGTTTCCACCAGGCTGTTATGCCTGGCGGCGCATTCGGTGTAGCGGCTCGTGAGGGTTCGCAGTGCCGCATCAAAATCAGCGCCTGTCGGGCCTGCCAGTCTCGGCAGTGTCTTCGGGCATTCCGTCAGCTGGTTTTCCTGCCAGGGTACGCTCAGCGGCTTCAGCACGGGCGTTGAACAGCCGGACGTAATCATCAGTAGCGCACACATTGCGGAATACCGGGCGGACGGTTTCCGTGTGAATAACGCGTTCAGTGTGAATTTCATTGCCCTTTAACGCCTCCAGCCGTTTTTCCAGTATGCGGGCGGACTGCTGCCCGGCTTCTGTCACCGCCCGTCGCGTGGCTTCCATGGCTTCCTGTTCGGCAAGCACCACCCTGGCGTCATGCCAGTCATGGGCCAGCCAGCCCGCCCACATGGCGGCAAAGAGGATCACCAGGCAGCCCGCCAGCTGTTTCATCATTTCACCCCGTTGTGCTCAAGGCTGAAATGATTGCCGTCTGCCCGGCTGAAGCGCCCGCCCCATGTGCCGCCGATGGATTCCCAGTATTCCCCCAGCGGCCTGTAGGCGTCGGTGTCGGCCTGGTATTTGCCGTTAATAAACAGGTTGAAGTCCACCGCGAGGCGCAGGGTGTGAAGGCTGTTGCGGATGCCTTTTCCGGTTTTCGCATTCAGTGCTGCCTGCTCCGGCGTGCGGTATGCCTCGCCGAAGGTCAGGCGATAGCCGTGCTCCTGTGCCCAGTGGATGAGATCGGCAATCATGACGGCAAACAGTTGTTGTTTTTCGCTCAGATTCATGGGGTATCTCCTGTGCGTTATACAGGTTCAGGGAAGGTGAAATGTAAGGCTTATGGGTCATTTCTGCGTTCCTTCTGCTTCAGGTAGCGGTCTGCCAGACGGCAAAAGCATTCTTCAATAAAGGCGCTGCCCATAATGCCCAGCGCGCACGCCAGACCGACCACAACCAGTTCCGGCATGTCCGGAAATTTAAACAGCGGAATGGCGGCAACCGGCGCCACGGCAGAGCCCATAATCATTCGCCCGATAAGCAGACGGGCTGTGATGCGATCGCGGCTCACCATGAGACGCCCCAGCCCGATGGCGGCACCGATGATAATCAGTTTTGCCAGGAGTGAAGTCTGACCGTCCGGCATGGCATCACCCCTTCAGATCGCGGGTGTCACGGGCTGACAGGTAGGGCACGCCGTCAATGCTGATAAAGTCCGGGCTTGTGACCATGAACTTGATTTTTTTCGTGGTCTTTCCGGCTTCGCCTGCGCTGATGTTCACCACGTCCGACAACATGGGGACGCAGCCGAATACCTCGATTTTTTCCTCCTCGCTGCCGTTGTTGGCATAAAAGAGAAAATCCTTTTCAGGAATGGCACGCCACGACCCCGCAGAGCGGGCCACGGCACCAAACTTTTTAAAGTTCTGCGCGTCGACTTCCACCTCCACATCGGCAGAAACAGAACCACGGGTGTAGCCGTTCGGCACGCCGCGCGTCTGTGCCACGGCGCTGTTGTCGGTGATGGTGACGGTGGCGCTTTCCACGTGGATCATGATCCCGTCGTAGTTGATATCAAACGCGCCGCCGCTGATACGTTCATTTCCGGCCATGTCAGATCTCCAGTGCTGTGTCGAGTTCAATACTTACGCCAATGGCTTTTGCGCTCTCGTAGGGGCGTACCACAATGTAAATCTGCACGTGTGTACTGCTGGTCCAGACGATGGTGATATCCCCGTCCTGTGGCGGTTTAACCTCGCCGGGGAACGGTACGCCGTTAATCTCCGTGGCGAGCGCCATTTCACGCAGCGTGCGGCTGAAATATGTCTGGCTGGCGGCAATGCTGCCCGGTGTGCTGTTGAGTGCGCGATCTGCAAGGCGGGCAATGGCGCGCAGACGTACACGGCGGGAGACTTTATCCACCACGCGCACGTTTTCGATGACCTGGTAATCGCCCCCCTCCACATCAAGGGTGCGTCCGTCTGACCAGTAGAGCCCGTCGAAATCGTGATACCACATGGGCACGCTGAAGCGTTTGCCTTCCAGCGAGCGCAGCGTGGCCAGTTCAAGGGGCTGTTTCTTGCCGTCCTGCGGGATCTCATCGTTACCCATCGCCACCAGGGCACCGGTTGCCACACGTGCCGGACTGTCCGCAACGGTGACGGAAGGATTACAGAGACGGCCCGCCAGTACGCCGGGCTCATTTCCCCATAAGCGGGGAACCACCATCACGCCAGGTGCTGCCACGCCGTCCTGTATGGCACTGATGCGGGTGACGTATGCCGCCCATGCTTCATCCCTGCCCGGTCCGGCCACGCACAGCATGAACCAGACAAAACGGCCATAAGCGGACTGAAGCAGGGCGCGGGTTTCGGTGGCGCGGTTAACGGCATCTTTAGCCGTGATGTCAATGGCAATCACCACGCCTTCGGCAGAAGCAATGGTCTGCGCTTTTTTCACCGCGTCCACCCATGCGGCGTTAGCGTCGCCGCCCTCCGGTGCCGGGGGTTTGGGTTCAGACAGAACGTGAACATAGGCAAACCAGTTCTGGCCACCGTTGGCGATTGCGGCGGTAAGCGTGGATTTAAGCAGGCTTTCATCCGGTCCCAGCACGTCGTCCAGGTCGGTCTCAGGGGAGACGGAAAGGGTGTTACCTGTGTTCTTTTTGCCATAGCCCACAAAAAGCAGCGTGCGCTCCACTTCACGGGTGGCACCGTTGAAACGGTTCTGATGGCTTACGGTTACATTCGGCCAGCTCACGGTGTGACTCCTTATCTGATATCCTGTGCGTCAACGTCCAGGCCGTAGCCCATTGCGTTCATCTGGCGTGCCAGGATGTGTGAAAATTCTTCGTTTGTTACCCCCAGAAAGACGCGCGACGGAAGGGTAATGGTCCATGTCCGGGCCTTCTGCTGGCGTGGTCCGGCGATAATCTGATCTTCCATAATGGTGATCAGCAACCCGGCCTGCGCCCGCGAAAGCGTTAACAGGTATTTCATGGATGCTTTCCGCCAGCGCCCCTTCTGGCGTACCTTAAAGCCCAGCTCCCGCAGTCGTTTTGCCTGTCGGCGGGTGGCGGTCTGCCCGTTCTGGTCCTGACCGCTGAAGCTGTCAGCACTGACCCGGATTTCTGCGCCGTTGTGGTGAACCCAGCCCACGGCACCGGCACTGATGCGGCTCCTGCCACTGGTGTGATTGCCGTTACGGAAATAAACCTTTACGGCATCCTGTCCGGGCATCTCACGGACCGCCAGAAGACGCGGCAGCTTTCTGAACATTTTCCCTTTGCCGCGTTTCCGGGGGGCCCATGCTGTACCGTCCGGTGCGGCCTGATCGCGCTGATGGCGTCTGGCAGCGGCGATAATGCCGTGCCGGGCAATACGCCATAACAGGCGACGGCGTTTTTTCGGGGGCAGATCCAGCGACTGAAGCATCGCCTGCGCTTCTGCCAGCTGCTGCGGGTTCAGCTGGCCGCTTATCATTCGCGGCTCCTGCTGACAAACAGATCCATGGTTTCCGCCGTCCAGATTTCAGGGTTAACCAGTGTCCAGCGTTTCCCCCTGTACGGAACGGGGCCGTCCTCCTGCACCTGGATGATCAGCGGGTCAGCCAGTCCCACCGTGATATCGAGAAGGCACGAGTCCTCATCGTTAAACTGCGGGTCGACGTTCACATCCTCCGGGCGGAATTCCTCCCTCAGCGGGTCCGCGTGCTCTTCCAGCCAGGCCATGACCAGCGCGTAAACCAGCCCCGGTGAGTATTTGCGGAACGGGAAGTTATCCCATGCAATCACGCCTGTGTACGTCATCACACCCATGCGGATCTGGTTGTTACCCAGCGCCTTCTGACTGCGGATAAGCTGCGCGTCTTCCTGACTGCTCATGAAGAACTGCATGGCGTCAGGCGGCAGATTTTCGGTAATGAAGGCGGTCAGGCTTTCCAGCTGGTTCATATGATGTGCACTCCCGCGCGTCTGTGCCCCAGCATGTTACGCATGACCAGCGAGGCTTCAGCCAGTAAGGTGGCGCGCGTGTCCTCGCTTTCCTGCCCCGGATAGGTTTCACGGCGACCAATGGTGGCGAACTCGCCCATAAGATCGGCCTTGGCACGGGCATAAACGGCCTTTTTGTACTGTGCGACCAGCTGGGTTTCATCGCCCAGCCTGGCCCCCGGTACGTCTGCGGCGCGTTCATGCCCCTGCGCCTTCCAGTGCGCCACAACCGGCGCAAGCGTGGTGTTCACCTCGGCCACTGCGGCAAGCAGCGCCATGGCCGCCGTGTCGTCGGGTAAATCAGCCGGAAGCGTGCGTGACCCCTGAAGCTCAGCCAGATCAAGGTCCGGCCAGAACGGCTCGCCGTTTGTCACCGTCTGCGGTGTGGATTTCAGCGGTTTACCGCTGACGCTGAAGCTCGGTTCGCTCATGACGTGCCTCATATGAATAAAAAGGCGGGCTGTCCGGGATTCCACGGCCATACAGCTCGCAGAGCTGATGCCTCCTCCCGCGCCCGCCCGGCCCTGCGGGTAGTCGTTTACGCTGCATTAAGGGCGCTGATGCGTGCCCTGATGCGCGCCCTGATACTTTTTACGCCAGCGGTACGGCTCAGTGCTGCCGCCTGTGCCAGGTATGCATCTGCCTTTTCCAGTACGGCAGTATCATTAATCGCGGTGGCTCTCGGTTTGCCCGCCTCGTCGCGCAGAAGATACAGCCCGGCAAATCTGAACCACTTCGCGCGGATTTCCTCATGCAGCCGCCACGAGGTGGTGACGTTCCTGAAGGTGCGCGAAAAATACGGTTCTATGCTGTGTCCGGCCTCGCTGTTGTCGGTGGCCCACTGCAGCACCGTGTCTGCCACGAAGGCGGGCAGGGTGCTGCGGAAGTTGTCCGGTGTGGTCTGGCCTTCACTGATGGCAATGTCTGCCCAGTCAAGGGCGCGACTCAGGTCGCCCGTGTCGAACAGCCAGATGATGCAGTACACCAGTACCGGGCAGGCGTGGCGCTTTCCGTCAGCGATATAGCGCTCCGCGACGGGCAGCCAGCGCGGCAGGAGAATGTCGCGCTTGAACGCCAGCCGCTCTTCGCGGACCGGAAGACTGCGCAGCCGTGCCACATCGCGATCAAGCTCCGCGCGTAACAGGTGGAAGCTGACCGGGGAGGCCGTCATCGCCTCCCGTCGTTCCAGTGCCTCCTGTGTGCGGATTTTCGCCCGGTGCCGCTGGCAGGGTGTCATTGCGCCGCCCTCCGTCCTCAGCCGCCGACGCCCGGTACGGCTTCTGCGCCCTTGATGGTCAGTTTGTCGTAGGCCGCGTAAATTTCGTCGTGCTCCACGGCGTAACCTTCCATGCGCAGATAGTTGTTTTCGAAACGCTTGCGATCGTCGTTCCACTCTGCCCGGCGCTGACGGGTACCGCGCTGCGTGTAGATGTGAAGGTTCGCCAGCGTGGTGACAATCAGACGGCCTTCCGGCATAAACGGCGGGGTGTATGCCGTCAGTCCGGCGATCTGGCGACCGATAAGCTGTGCGGCCACTTTTTCGGTGGGGGCGTCGATAGCGTTAAGCAACGTCACCTTGTCCTGTGCCACAAGGTCGGGGGCTACCAGTACCACCAGATCCGGATGACCTCGATACGACTCATCAATGAGGGTGTGCACGAGATCTGCCACTGCCGCATCCAGCCCGATAAAGTCGCCACCCTTGCCCAGCGTCGGGCCTGCGTCCACGATCTGTTTTGTGCTTCGGGCTTTGACGATGGCATGCCAGCCGGTGTTGACGTCCTCGCCGTTTTTGTTGGTTACCGGGTCAGTATTTTCGGCCACGCTGGTACCGTTAAAGGCGATGCGCAGGATATCCAGCGCAATCTGTCTGTTAACGAAATTCTGAATGCGGTTAAAAAACTCGTTTTCACCGCCGGCGTTGGCCCAGGTCACCAGTGTGGTGTACAGGAGGTGGGCACCGGAATCGGTCTCAGCCAGCTTGTATTCATTCCCGGTGACACCCAGCGGAAGGGTGAAGCGGGCATCTTTTTTACGACCGGTGTGCAGACCCGGAGTGCCGGTGGTGACCACCTGGCCTGTCACCTGTTCAACATCCAGCACGTTCGGCAGTTTTGATAAAAACTCATCGGAGTGCATGATGGCGTCACGCAGCGCGGTCTCCTTCGGGTCAGACAGCGCAAAATAGCGTGAGACATCGTCAGTTCCGTTTGCCGCGCCCAGCCCGGCTGCGTACTTGCGAAGCAGGGCTTCAGTTTTCTGGTTCAGTTGCATGTTGCGTATCCTTAAACAAAGTCAAACGGTTTTTCGCTTTCTGCCGGCGCGCCTGCCGGGCGTGGCGTGATGCCGGTGGCTGACAGCTTCGTGGTCAGTTCATCAAGTTTTTCGGCAATGGCTTTGATTTCTTCTTTGTCGGTATCGTCCCGGCGACGGGCGGCAAAGCGGCGGTAACGTTCGCCTTTTTCCGGTGTGATGGTGCTGAAGGCTTTGATGCTATCTTCCAGCTTCGCTTTTGCAGCGGTAAAGGCTTCGGCTTTAACCTCGTCTTCCGGGGCGGCTTTCACTTCTTCTGCCAGCTCTGCCACCTCTGCGGCGGCGTCGGCGATTTCGGCGGCGATTTCCGCGACTTCGGCTTTTGCTTCTTCCGGCGTGTCTGCTGTGCCCTCGCCAGCGGCAGCGGCGCTGCCGCCTTCCACCAGGGTGATCAGCTTTTCAAGCAGTGCTTTAATTTCGTCCATTTTTGCGTCCTCGCCTGTATCAGGCTTACTGGTGTCGGTGTTGTCGGTCTGTCCTGCGCTGAACAGGCGTTTCAGGAATGATTCAGGTTTACGGGGGGCCGGGGAGGCGTCCGGTGACAGGCTGCCCAGCGTGAACGCCTGGCAGTTCGCCCGCTGTGCCGTGTATTCCTCGTTGTTCAGGGTGAGGCGTATTTTTTCCGTCCCCAGACTGGCGGGGATATCCGTCACCGCCACGCCCATGAGATAGTCGCGTCCGCTTTTGGCAAAGTTCGGTATTAATTCGACTGATGTGAAGAGTTTTTGCCCCAGCCTGTTGGCTTCAATCAGGTACTGATTAGGGACCAGTCGCGCGTAAAGACGGGTTTTACCGTCCTCGCCGGTTTCCACTTTCAGCGCGTCCACTTCGCCCAGATTGAAGGTGTGCTGGCGGTAACTGGTGTCGCCCTCATGGCAGGGCCACAGCATCGCCGTGTAGGTGTTGCGGGAATAGGTTTCAGCGGCATCAATCAGCCACTGCGGATCAATTTCGCGACCGTCAGCGGTCGGCCCTGATGTGGCGATGCATGTCCAGTCGGTCATCAATGTTGGCTGCGGCATCATGGCCTCTTTTACGTGAAAATCTGAAGAACTCCGGTGAGTGTCGGGATTTTTACAGCGGGGGGCTACTGGCTGAATTCGGCTGTCTTCGGATAACACGGGATAGCCGAACACAGCCGAAATTTTCTGCCTGAATGCGGGCCGGATGCGCCGCCATAATGGGCGCATGGCTAAATATTCTGACGAAATCAAAGAGGCGGCGCGATCGCTTTACCTGAAGCGGTGGCACCCCCGCGATATTGCGGCGGAACTCGGTATTCCGCCGCGCACGGTTTACCACTGGTGTGATGTGGGGCAGTGGGCTACCCTGCTGCCCGCTGAATCCGTTGAGGACGTGATCGCCCGGCGTATTGATGTTCTGACCGGACGGGAGGGCAAGACAGAGTGTGAACTCGCCGAACTGCGTGAACTTATCGCGCAGCACGTGAAGATCATCGCCCAGAAAAACAAACATGCTGAAAGGATGGCGGAAATTGCCGCCACGCGTCCGGCAGTGTACGACGACGGTGTGGCGGCGACCAGCGGCGGGGGTGAAGGGAAAAAGCGGCGCTACCGGAAAAACGACGTTTCCGGGCTGACTGCTGAAATGCTGGATGAATGGGCGCGTAAAAATCTTTATGCCTATCAGCTGCACTGCCGCGAGAACCGGCACCGTGAGCGCCGTTTCATCCTCAAGAGCCGCCAGATAGGCATGACCTGGTATTTTGCATGGGAGGCGTTCGAAGATGCGGTGGTGACCGGTGATAACCAGATTTTCTTTTCTGCGTCACGGGTACAGGCGGAAATCTTTCGTGAATATATTATTGATTTCGCCCAGCAGTTCGGGATCACGCTCACGGGTAAGCATATCCGTCTGAGCAATGGTGCAATGCTGCGCTTCCTGTCCACCAATGCCAGTACCGCCCAGGGATTTAACGGCCACCTTTACGGCGATGAGGTGTTCTGGATCCCAAAATTCACGCGACTGCATGAAGTGGCCTCGGCAATGGCGACCCACGACAAATACCGCACGACGTACTTTTCCACACCCAGCGCCAAAACCCACCAGGCTTATCTGGTCTGGAACGGTGACGACTGGCGCGGGGATGACCCGACGCGTCGTGCTGTTGAGTTTCCGAAAGAAAGCGCGATGCGTGTGGGCTGTGAATGCCCTGACGGGATCTGGCGCTACATTATCCGGCTGGAAGAGGCGGTGGCGGGTGGCCTGTCTGCACGGGTTGATATTGAACGTATCAGGAACCTCTACAACCCGACCACCTATGCGATGCTGTACGGCTGCGAGTTTGTTGACAGCAAGGATGCGGTATTTAAGTTCTCCGAACTGGTCAGGTGCGAGGTGGAGATGGAGACGTGGGGTGACTACGATCCCACGGCGGCACGTCCGTTCGGCAATCGTGAGGTGTGGGCGGGCTTTGACCCGTCAAGGTCCGGGGATAATTCCACGTTTGTGATTGTGGCTCCGCCTGTCCATGAAGGCGAGCGGTTCCGTGTGCTCGCCGTCTGGCAGTGGCAGGGATTTAACTTCACCTGGCAGGCCGATCAGATCCGCGAACTGATGCAGCGCTTTAACATTACCTATATCGGCATAGATATCACCGGTATCGGGAAAGGGGTGTTTGATATCGTCAGTCGCTTTGCGCCACGTGAGGCTAACGCCATTCTTTACAGCGTGGAGAGCAAAAACCGCCTGGTGATGAAAATGATAGACGTGGTGGCCCATAAGCGTATCGAGTGGGCGAAAGACGCCATTGATGAGGCCAGCCGTGAACGCACGGAGATCCCCGCGTCGTTCATGTCCATACGCCGCACCACCACAAAAAGCGGTAACGCGCTGACGTTCGTGGCGGAACGGTCGGATGTTACGGGGCATGCGGATGTGTTTTTTGCCATTTCGCACGCCGTGATTAATGAGCCTGTAGATTATGACTATGAACGCCCGTCCACATGGGCCTTCGGGAAAGCCGCATGAGCAAGAAACGCAGAAACAAAACGTCACGCGTGACGAAAAAAGCATTCACGCCCGCACGTGGCAGCACAATCACCTTTGGCCAGCCGGAACCGGTGCTGACCACCGGCACGGACTACCATAACATCTGGTATGACAACGAACACAACCACTGGCAGCTGCCGATTAACCGCCTGGCACTGGCGCAGCTCCCGAACCTTAACGCCCAGCATGGTGGGGTGCTGTATGCCCGCCGTAACATGGTGGCGGGGGGCTATACCGGTGGTGGTCTCACAACGGACCAGATGGAACAGGCGGTATTTGACTACCTGTTGTTCGGCGATCTCGCCCTGCTCAAGGTGCGTAACGTATTCGGCGACGTCGTGGCACTTGAGCCGCTTCCGTCGCTGTATCTCCGGCGCCGCAAAACCGGTGAGTTCGTGGTGCTTCAGGAAGGCCCCGCGCTGGTCTATACGCCGGAAGATATTATCTTTCTGCGGATGTATGATCCGCGTCAGCAAATTTACGGGCTGCCGGATTATATCGGTGGCATTCACTCGGCGCTGCTGAACAGCGAGGCCAGCCTTTTTCGTCGCCGTTACTACAACAACGGGGCACATATGGGTTTTTTGCTGTATACGAACGACCCGGGGATCACCACGGAGATGGAGGATGAGATCCGCGAGAAGGTGGCGGAGTCTAAGGGGCTGGGAAATTTCCGCAATCTGTACATCAACATCCCCAAAGGTTCGCCGGATGGGGTGAAAATTATTCCGATTGGTGAGGTGAGCGCCAAGGATGAATTTTCAAACATCAAGGGGATCAGCGCCCAGGATGTGTTTACGGCACACCGTTTTCCTGCCGGTCTTGCGGGGATCATCCCCACGAACGGGGCCACCATCCCTAACCCGGAGACGACGCGTGAAACGTACCGCAAGGATGAGGTGATACCGCTTCAGCGTAAAATCATGAACGCCGTGAACAGCGATCCCGATATACCGGAACACCTTTATCTTTGTTTTGATGTGGATGCCGGGCATGTGGCGGAAGAAAAAGCGGTGCCGGTCGGGTAAAATGTCCTCCCCGGGATACGTGTTATCGGGAGGTAAGATGCGGATTTTTAAAGCCCGGTGTCCGGACTGTGGCGCACCTGCTGTCATCCGGAAGACAGACTGGAAAACCCTTGAACTTGCGGATCTTTACTGTGCATGCAGTGATGTCGAATGCGGGCACACCTTCGTCTGTACGATGACCTTTTCCCATACCCTCAGCCCCGGTGCCCGCTCCGGTCGCAATATGGTGAAGTTCCTGGTGGATGCCATGCGCCCGGAAGATCGCCGGTATGCGCTTGAACTTCTGTCGCGGCGTTCCTGACGCGCTTCGCTTGTCTGCTGCTTCGCCGGGGCAAAAAGAATTTTTGCCCCGACTCACCAGCTCCAGTGGTTCTTCATATCATTCGTTTTTTCTTTCAGCATACCATCCAGATAACCGCAACGGTTGCCGCGTAAATTCTGGCGATAAAGCCCGGTGTGAAGTGTCGAAACGGGTTTTCCCACGTCAGGAATGCCATTAAAGCAATCCATGCAATGGTAAAAATCAGCGCGCCCTTAACGGCGATAAACAGTTCGTTCATTGTGGTGTTCTCCTTTATGTGTCGGGCGAATAAACCGCGTTGCGGTGAAAAAATCAGGCGCGCCAGCGCAGCCTTACTGCTGACGGCGTTCCCGGAGTTCGGTCAGTGCCGCAAGTAAATTCTCCCACCACGTTTCTTCCACGACCGGGTTTTGTCGTGAAAGCAGCTGCTGTGCCGACTCAATCATTTTCTTCAGGTCTTTGTCGCTGATCCTCCTGATGTCGTTCATGGTGTGCTCCTTCAGTTTGCTGTTTCTGGTTATGTTCATGGTCTTTGTTACCTGCGTGATTGCCTGTTGGCGGCCGAATGCACATAGCGGGCAATTGCCGCTTTTCGGTTAATCGATGCCAGTGTTCTGGTGAGTTCTGCGTTGTGTTTGTGTGCCTGCTCTTCGTGGTACTGCCGCATGATTTTTCCGGCAGGCGTGAGCGGCTCCGGCTCCCCGGGCGGACGGCGCGGACGAACGGCGACAAGCCAACTGCGGTTAGTGCTGTCCGGTCGTCCGTTGAGTATGTCGGTGATGATGGCCGTGGTGGTGCGATCGGGACTGACGACCGTGATTTCCAGCTCATCGCCAGGTTGTGGCCCCGTGGCAATGTTGTTCAGGGTCAGTAAGGGCGTGCGCTGGCGCATCAGTTCGTCAAAACGCTGTCGCTGCATGGCGCAATAAAAGCGGGTCATTGTGGCGCCTCCGTATTCGGTGCGGGGGTGATATCAATGCGGCGGGTGCTGTCATTCCAGTACGCGGTGCGTCCGTCAGCCAGGCGCACGCGGGCACCGTGACGGACGGAAACGACGGCGCTTTCATGCAGCTGCACGCCCAGCGCATCAAGCTCACGGGTGATTTGTGCGGTGATGTGTGGCTCAGCGGTCAGAGCGATACTCACGCGAACGCCGCCAGCGGGCGCACTGATGCCGCCGTTTTTCACGGTTTCCGTGTCAGGTGGTGGGTTTTTCAGCTGCCTGGTGAGTTGTTTTCGCTCTGTGGGGGTCAGTGACCTTAACCATTCACCCAAATCACCTTCCGGCAGGGTAAGTCGCTGCTCCCTGCGTCCGTCCGGCTGCCTTTCTGGCGGGTCGTTTATGGTCAGATTCTGGTCAGGGGGACAGTTATTGCCACGAGTCCAAGGTGCGGCAAAGCCGCACTCAACGTCAAAACCCTCGTCCGTGCGGTCTTCGTTTTCCGGCTTACGTCTGACCAGTTTCCAGGTGTCCGGGTGGGTGCATATGGTGTAGCGCTCCCCGAGTGACGGGGCGCGGACGCCGTAAATGCGTTGCGGGAATTCGCCGTAGTCGTTGGCCTCTTCGGCAGTTTCGTATGCGGTGCGGACCAGGTACGTGTTGCGGGGAATGAGCACACCACCCTGGCGGGTGATATAGGTGGCAAAACATCCCACGTCGGCGGCGGCCAGTATGGCGTCAATGTCGTCATGGTCCAGACGCTGCGGGGCTGCCGGGTTACGGGCCATCTGCCCGGCAAGGCGGCGGAGTTCGCGCCATACCTGGCGGGGCGGGATGCCGAAGAACTGGAACTGGTGGATGCGGTGAAGGCCTGCCCAGCCGATTGCGTTCTCCACGGTTTCGGCCATGGTTTTGCCTGATTCCTTATCGACGTAAGGTTTGCCGGTTTTCGGGTCATTCCCCATGAAGGCGCTGGCGTCCAGGTTCTTACCGATATAGGTCGCGATATAGCTTGTCGGTGTGCCTTTTGCCGGGTCGATTTTTTCGCATTTAAAACGCGGGGAGATATCATCACCCAGCTCTGCGCGGTCCTCCCTGATGGCGGCGTTGCGCATGATTTCAGTGATACGGGCTTCGTTTTCCGGGCTGGTGAATACCAGCATGTGCCAGTGCGGTGTACCGTCGTGGTGGGGCTCTACTGTGCGCACGCCGTACCAGCCCAGCCCGGCCTTGTTGATGGCCTTGCGGACGGCGGCGAAAAAGCGGTAAACCAGATAATCACTGGCATCACGTACCGTTGCCCCGCAGTATTTCGGGTTCAGACTGCCGTCATCGTTCACGCTGTGAAAACGGGAAGGGGCTGTGACGGTGACGAAAAACGCCACGTCGCCGCGTGCTTCGGCGACCTGCTCCATTCCCCGGACGCAGGCCATCATCTCGTTACGGCGGTTACGCGGATTAGAGAGACCTGCCCAGTAGATATCCTCAAGGCTGAACCGTTCTCCCTCTTCGTTCTCGATGTCCCAGGCCTTCAGAAAATCGCGGGTGCGCTGGCGTTTTTCGCGCCAGTCCAGTAACGCTTCATGGCTGATATATACCGACGTCTTACGTGACACCAGGCCTGCGGCGCGTAACAGCTCTTCACGCCAGATGTCCCGGAGGTGTCTTAACTGACTGTTCCACCATGTCGCACAGGAAAGGCGCATGACCGCACCCGGCACCTGTTCCGGGTCGGGGGCGGTGCGGCGGTCGGGCCTGATTTCCAGCGACGGCCAGCAGGGTGGCGTGATACCCAGTTTTAACGCCATGTGTGCCAGTGGCTGGTAGGTCAGTAACCAGGTGAACAGGTCATCGTCACCCCTGCCGGTCTTTTCGATGACCTCATCACATGCGCGCTCCAGTGCGGTGGAAAACGCGGTGGCGGTCAGGGTGGCAAGGCGCTGGATTTCGTCACGGCTCAGCTGCGGCAGCATAAGCAGTTCATCCAGCCGTTCGCGCGCGGCGGTGGCCTTAAAGGCCGGGGTGGCAAAGCGATCATTTACACGGGCGATACGTTTCAGGCGGGCACGCAGCCCGTGACGAACGAAGTTATCCGCCGCGTATGCGCTGTTGTTCTTAAGCCCTTCCCGGCGTGCGCTCTCCTGTTTGCGGCTCAGGCGTGCCAGGTCACGGATGAGCGGACCGGCAAGAAACGGCGGCAGGGCGCGCAGCTCTGCCATGGCTTCAGATACCAGTGTGGGCGGATTCTCGTGTTTGTGCCGCGCCAGTTTTTCCAGTCTGATCCGACGCTCTTCGTCGTGGTGAAGATGCGAATTAATTCGCTTGCCTTCGTCTGTGTTTGTCTGGAAGTCGACGGTCTCTTCATCCAGTCTTGCATCAATGCGAATGTCTTCGTTGATGTAGCTCTGAATGGCCTGGCGCAATGCAGTTGGTTGCGCTCTGCCGAATGTTTCAGGATCGATAACCGGTAGCGGGGCGTTCCACGGGTACGCCAGTTGTGCATTATGGTCGCTCATGCGTCGCACTCCCCGGCAGTTGCCGCCTGAAACGCCGCGCGGTACAGCACGAGAAGGCGCTGGTATTCACCGATAAAGTCTTCTGCGGTGTATATACCTTTCACGGCCACGCTGTGGTTTGTCATTTCCAGCACAAGCGTCATCTCTGACGACGACCAGCTGATGGCGGTGCTGTCGGTTCCGTTGATGTGAAATAAACCAAAACCATCACCTTTCACGTCCACGCGGTAACGGTCGTCAACGGTGAAGGAGAAATCCCCGTATGTGGTGACGCGTCTGGCGGCCTGTTTACAGGCGCGGCGGTAATAGTCGTGCCAGTCGTTGAGGCGGGAAGCCAGCCGGGGCTCCACTGCCCACATCCAGTTAAAAAAATCCTGAATATCTGAAAGTCCCTTAACGTTCTTCATGAGAACCTCCGGTAACAGACGTGCGGAAGCCTCCCGCGCACGGGTGCGGGATGGCTTCAGGATGTTGTTTAGTGGTGGTGTTGCTGGTTGATGAGGCTTTGCAGTTCTGCCATATCTTCGGCGAGATAGCTGAAGACAGCAGCGCAGTAACGGTTTGATAGCGCGTGCGTGCGCTCATGCAGCATGTTGATATGCATGATTTGCGCGACGCGTGATGCGCGCCAGAGTCTGCGGTTGATTTCGGTGCGGATGTGAAGACGCTCAGCGCGGGCGCGCTGTTGCTTGCGGTTTGCCATGACGTGGCCTCGTGTATAGTAAGTTTTGAAAACTCACCATCCAGAGTTGAGAATCTCGGGGTGGCGAGACGTACGGGGTTCTCAACACCGGCTACACACGATCCCGGCCCGACCGAAGTCGGCCCCGTACGCCCCGCCATAATTCTGACGCGAAAAAGACGTGGCAATACAGTACGCACAAAAAAACCGCTGGCGCGGTTGTGCGCGTGTGTAGTCAGCGGGTTGAGAATCCCGGCACCCGTTTTATGAGGTGCAGCGGAAATGTAACCTGACTCAACGAGCGCTGGCAAGCGGTTTTTGTGTTGCGTGCTGAAGTATGTATAATCGCGGCGCAAAAATGGAATGCGCCGAAGGATAGCGGCGTTTATTAACAATGGAGGTTGTTTATGCCTGTTGCTATGGAGCAAGCAGACAAGAAGATTTTTTTCCATCTGTGGTACAGCTACTGGCTGGAAGAGATGGTTTTCATACTCAGCAATAAAGCCGCTGCCGTGTTGCGCGCCGGGGCACTGATTGCTGCGGTATTCTCCTTTCTTCTCGTAGGTTTCCCCGTCCTGATGAGTCTTTGCGGGCTGGCGTTTTTTGTTTTTTCCTGGTTTTGCAGTAAGTTTGAGTGCGTCGCCGAATGGGCGTGCTGGCAGAAACAGAGCTACCTTCGTCTGATTACGCAAAGGGATTTCATGAGCACTGAACGCCTCATTGAGCGCATTCTGTACCTGGAGGAAACGAACAGCGCATTCATGAAGGCGTTTGTCAGGCCCGCAAAAAACAAAGCGAGCGCATCTGTTGGTCTGTCTGCCAGCGAGCATTTGCGTTACTCCGAAAGGTTAATCTGCTGGTTGTGCGGCTTCTGACCGGCGAAGCAGCTGCGCGACGGTTTCGCTGGCTGCCCGGTCAGACGGGTATGACACTGGCATATTCAGCTTAAGTGCCATTGCGTACTCAGCCCGTGCGCCAGCGGACTCTTCCCATCCATCCAGTAAGTAAATGACGTCGACACACATGAGCATCGGAATACAAATGCTCATGTACTGCTGTTGGCTTAATCCGTCCGGCAACATGGCAGGGCTCAGCACAACGTGCGCGGCTGCTTCGAGCTCCGTCGCCGCTATGGAAAACGCCGTTCTGTTGTGGTCTTTGTATCCGGTCATGGGACCTGCGATATAAATCACTGCCATGCTTTACCTCCCGTATTGCGTGTTGCTGTCAGCACGCGTACTTCTTCCACGTTCGTGGCGCAGAAGTGCGAACCGTTGATAAGGCGGATGTGATGCATCTCAGAATTGCGTGAGTCCTGGCGTGTCATGCCCTGGTCAATCAGGCTTTCGTCGACTTCATACTGACGGTCGTTGGCTGTGAATCTGATAACGGTTGACTCCTTGATCATTGCTTGACTCCTTGCCCGGCAGATTTCTCGTTGAGCTGCTTTTTAAGGGCGGCGATTTCACTTTCCTGATCCTGAATTACCTGGATTGCTTCCATGGTGATCCTCAGTGAAATCGCTGAAGAGATAACGACCTTTGGTCTTCCAGCGGCTGCGGCAGCTCTTGCTGTTTCCTTGTGTGCATGGGCGATGAGACGCAATTCCCGCAAAAGCCCTTTGTTGTTTTCGCTATTCATTTCCTGACTCCGGCGTTACTGATTCATCTGTTTATTCACGTATTGGCTGTGGCAAACATTGCGCTGTAAGTTGCATCTCCCGTTACCGGTCCGCAGTCCGGGCAGTAGCCACCGCCATGGCGACCGCAGGCGTTGCACTGTCTCAGGGTGGCGATAACCTCCGGTGCTGATTCCCGGGTTCTTGCGCCAACGCTTCGTGGTGCCTGTATGCAGTTCATCCGGTAACCCCGATAAATGCGTCGTGTTTCCGGTGTGTCGGAATTGGAGATGGTGATGCTGGTCATGCCGCCCGTTTCCTGTGAAAGGCGGTCAAGCGCTGCCCTCAGACGAACGTGCTCGCCTTCATCGAATGGTTTTCCGTAGGCGGTAAAATTGTCCCGGCCACTGAATTGCAGGTAAGGGGGATCGCAGTACACGCAAAGCGTGTTACCCATGCTGAACAGGTGGCTGGCACAGCTCAGCGTTTTTCGAAAATCGCCATGAACAAGCAGTGTTCGGGTGCTGTTTGCCTTGTCTGCAAATGCGCGGATTTCCCGTTCAGGGAAGTAGGGGGTCCGGTAGCCGCCGAAAGAAACGTTAAAGTCACCTTTTCCGTTCACCCGGTACAGGCCATTAAAGCAGTGCCGGTTGAGATACAAAAACATGGCGGCCAGTCGCAGTTCACGGCGGTCTCTCATTCCCGTTCTGCTACTCAGGAAGGCATGATTCTCTGCGTTAAAGGTTTCGCGAATGATGAGATAGTCACCCCTGTTGTTGTGGTTCAGGAACAGGGTTTTCGCCTCGTCGATCAGGCTGTCGGTGTTGTCCCTGGCTTGCCGGTAGAAATTAATCAGCGCACCATTGGAATCACCCAGGATGTAACGCTTGTAACTGGTGTTCATGAATACCGATGCGCCACCCACAAACGGCTCAACCAGGCAGTCTGCTTCTGGCAGATGCGCCTTCAGTGTGTTCATGATGCGACTTTTTCCGCCCACCCATTTCAGCGGCGTACCGGATAACAGTTCTTTGCTCATAACGCGGCCTCTTTGTTATAGGTTTCGTGCGTTAATAAATCCCATGACACCCCGTTGTTTTTGCTCAGCAGTCGCCAGCGAAAACCGATTCTTATTACCAGGTAGTCGTGGGGTTTTATGCGTGAAAAATTCCGCACGCCGTCGCGGAATAAACGCAGTGATGCGCGGGCTTTTCTTTCCACGTTCAGGGGGGGCAGCAACACACATTCAGGATGGCGACCATAGCTTCACCTCATATGCTCAGGAATGGTGTTGTGAAGCGTTGCCAGATTTCTGACACGACCTTTGCCTGGTAAATGGCATCGCCCAGTGCAGTGTGAGCAATGGTCTCTTTGCCTGATCGGCCTGGCATTCTCCAGCCGGAGGACTTAGCCATGTCGATAAGCGAACGCATACAGCGCTCGTTCCAGTAGCGCCACGGAACGCTTTTTTCTCCGGCCGTGCGCTTTATGGCGGATCTCAGGATCGGGAAATCAAAGGATGCGCCCTTGCACCATACGATCAGTTGATTGCCTAGGGTTTCGTCTTGCATGTTGCGCGAAATGAACGCCAGAAATTCGGTTACTGCCGCAAGTTCTGTTCCCTCTGCGTTGAGCAGGCAGGCTCTGGCCTTCGCGGATTCCCCGGCCCACCATACGGCGGTTGATGCATTGACGGTTCCGCCGTTGCGCTCTGAATCCACCGGGTCGATGAGTTTCTCAAACTGCTTGCCCAGCTTTCCGGTGAACGGGTCGAAAAACACCGCGCCGATCGCGAATATGACTGCATCCGGTCCGGTACCCAGTGTTTCGGTGTCGATCATGAGATGGTTCACTGTGTGCACTCCTTCTGTTCGGCGTTGTTCGTGAGCGTTGCAATCAGTCGTTCAATGGATGAACAGGTTTCCTCCGGGGAGGTGTGCTTCTCTCTCGCTGTGTCAACCAGGTCACGCAGTAATTCGCAGATATGCGCACGTTCGGCTTTTCTTGCGGTCATGCTGATGTGTGCATGTGGCTGTTCCGGTCTGGCGGTTATTTCTCTGCTGGGTGATTCGGCAGTTCTCATTTGTTGACTCCTGAAAAAAGACAAAGGGAAGCCGAAGGCATGAGTGCCTTAATTAATTGCTTGTGTGTTTTCTGGTGTTATTCCGCTCCTGCTTTCGGCTTCAGATTATCCCCAGATCTTCAGGGCTAACCAGATAAGCGCGCACACCTGAAATATCAGCCATACAGTGGCGATGGTGAGTATTGCTTTTACATTCTTCATAAAGTTTTTGCTTTATTTGCGGCGTTTGTCGCCAGTAAAAAATAATTCGATATCCTTCAGTGCGTGGATAATTCGCATAATGCCGATTGCCATAAGCACGGAGATAATCAGAATTACCCATGAAAGAAATATGCTCATGCTGCCGCTCCTGTGAAGTAAGGCTCAACAATTTCACCTTCAAACAGTTCGGCCACAATAACTTTTAATTCTTCCAGTGCTTCGCGGTCATCGCTGCCCAGCGCGCAGTTATACAGTCCCATAATTGCGCCGCGCAGTGAGTTACGAAGGCTTTCATCCTTAGTTACGCCCCGGTTTGCAAGTTCGAAGTGGTAACGCTGCAACGCGTTATTAATAAGTATTTTGTAGGCTTCGATCATGGCTGAATCCTTTTATTTATCAGCGGCGATGTTCCGGGTGCTGAAAACTGCGACCGCTGATTAACCGGTCTGCCGTTCTTAATGCTTCGTGCAGGGTGAAATCCTGCCCGAACTGCTCATCTCCGCGAGTCAGGGAGTAACAGGTATTTCCGGTAATCGGGTTGCGTGCGCCTCTGTGTATGACAATTCCGGCATCATTAATCAGCCAGGTGTGTTTACCGGTTTGTTTAACCAGATGCCCGTCAGGTGTGGCGTGCGTTTCCTGCAGACTGTAGTGCGTGTTGCTGCGTGATGCACTGGTTGAGAAACGGGCTGCGTGGCGTTCTGTGCCAGTGCGGAAGCTGCGTCGCTGTGTCATATCGGAAAACCCCGTTTAAGTTAAATGAAAATCAGTACCGGGATGTTTAACCACGCCCGGCGCGTGGTATTCTGGTGTTTCCACACAACCAGAAAAAGGAGATAGCAATGTCTTACGACGATGAATTAATAAAAATGCTTAAATCAGTAATTGAAATCGTGGATAAAATCCCCGAAGTTCCTCCGTCTTCTGATGATAAGTACGATCAAATCAGAGATCTGGCTAACGATGTCCGCGAAAAAGTACTTCATAAATACCCTCGCAAGAGTTCCTGGAACTTTTCTAAGGGACCAACATGCCGGGTTACTCCGGCATTTTTCTTTTGTAAATAGTGGTTTTATTAAGTGCTATTTCTCCGAATATATCCACAGCCTGCTCAACGGGCAGATTAATCATTATTCCACGGGTTGCGTATAGCATTATTCCGATGCATCCATTTTCTCTACTTTCGCAAAAGTGCCCGAACTCTGCTTCTGGTTTAAGTATCAGGTCATCAATGTTTTCATTCGCTTTTAGCTTTGAACAAAAGTTAATTAATCCTTTAAGCTCTTTGTGTAACTCGCTATAGGTTGTTGTGATTGTTATTTTCGGTGAGCCTTCCAGATGCATCAATATCGTGGCGTCCTTGTGTTCCTCTTTCAGGAGGCTTAACTGCTTAAGGACGGTTGCGGTTTTTTCTGATTTATTTTTGCCGCTCATCGATCATCACCGTTCGTTTACATCCTGGCTCTGTTCCAGCTTTGACTTTCTGCCTTTGTAAACCCGTTTTCCATTGACGGTCTGGCAATCTTCCTTATCAGCCGGGGTAAACTTTCTTTTCTGGCGGTCGTATGTCCAGTAGCTTTTCCAGTTGTGCCATTCTGGTGGCTCACATTCCGGGAGTTCGTCGGCCAGCTTGTCCCACTCTCTGACGTTAAACCACCAAACACCATCCGAATTCTCATCTTCAGGGTTTGAGCGGGTTTTATGCCCTGGCATCTGGTTACGCTGAAGAGCTGCGCGTAATGCTGTTTTTGTTAATCCGATGTAGGCGGCCCCTTTTTCAAGTGAGCAAAGCCCGGCTATTGGGCCATCCAGCCGCAGGGTTGCCCCTTTTTTATATGTGCGCTGTGGCTTTTGTTCGTCGTTGTTATCTGTTGCTTCTTGTTGACTGGTATCGGCGTTGATGTACGCCGCTCCAGTTGTGTGATCGGTGTCAGATAACTCTTTATCGGCAATGAAGTCCCGCATTTGTTATCCTCTCGCACAGGTGCGCCTATTGCACCTTATGAAGGTTTGTTTTGGTTTGTTTAATGTCGAAATTACGACACTTTTGCGAGGATTTTAGTGGTATGAATTCGACACTGTCAATAAGTATCGGTGAAAAAATCTTGATGATCCGGAAAAGTGAGAGGCTTACAAGGAAGCAATTCTTTGAGCTTACAGGGATTCCTGTTAATACGCAGAGGTATTACGAAACGGGAAGGCAAGATGGAATCGGAAGTGAGATCTTATTAAAGATCACAAAAAATTTACGTTTTAAAAAATATGCACTTTGGTTAACAACTGATGAAACGTTTGAAGCTGGAGGTCAAATTGCCCCGGCTCTCTCTCTTGATGGATCTTCTCAGTCGGAGGGCGATCTGGCTTCAATCGACGTTACCCAAAAATCATCCCGATCAGGCCGCAATGCTGGCTGACGTTACACATCGAGCGGGTTTCATCCCGCAGGGAGTGTTTGGTTAATTTATCCGTTGGAGGGGCTAATCATGTCGATTAAGCAACTCAAAGACGGACGTTATAAGGTTGATGTAAGGCCACAAGGGACGGAAGGAAAGCGGATTCGTAAGATTTTTACCCTGAAGTCAAAGGCGCAGGAGTTTGAAAGGTATGTTTTGCAGAATTTTCATGATAAGCCATGGCAGGCTAAGCCAGTAGATCAGCGTCGGTTATCCGAACTGATAGAGGCCTGGTGGTTGCTTGATGGTCGTAACCAGGATTACGGGGATACCTACAGGGTCAGACTGGAAAAGATAAACCGTGAGATGGGTGATCCTCGTGCCAGTCAGATGACGCGAAAATTTATGCTCGGGTACCGGTCCGACAAATTACAGGCCGGGTTAATGCCTTCCAGCATTAACCGCGATTTGTGTGCCTTGTCTGCAATGTTCAGCTCGCTGATTGAGGGTGAGGTGTTCCATAACGAAAACCCGGTTCGGGGAATACGTAAGCTGAAAGTCAGGAACACAGAGATGGCCTTTCTTTCAGATGAGGAGATTGAACGACTGCTTGAACGACTCGATGGAGATGCGCGGCGTGTTGCCATTCTGTGTCTTTCCACGGGGGCAAGGTGGGGTGAAGCAGCTGGTTTACGTGGGGAACATATTGTAGGTAACCGCGTGATGTTCTTTAACACCAAGAACGGAAAATCTCGTGCCGTTCCCGTTTCTGATGCGGTACTTGCGTTAATTAAAACCCGCAGAACCGGATTGTTGTACCAGGCTGATTACCTCAGATTTCGGGAGATCCTTCAGGAGGTGAAGCCGGACTTGCCGAAAGGGCAGGCCACCCATGTCATGCGTCATACATTCGCTACACATTTCATGATGAATGGCGGAAATATCGTTACGCTACAACGAATCCTGGGCCATGCCACGATTCAACAAACGATGACGTATGCGCATTTTTCGCCGGACTTTTTACAGGATGCAATCAGCTTTAATCCGCTGGCTGAAAGTGTCCATAAACTGTCCATCGATTAG